CCACACGTTCAAAAACGGGGCTGCGCTCTTTCCAGCCCATCGCTGCTGTGGTGTCCGAATTTGCCTACGCACCCAATCAGGATGAGGTCTTAAAACAGACAGATGCTGCTGTCGGTGACCAGGGACTGCTCATCATCGAAAGCACTGCACAGAATCCAAATGATAGATTCTCACAGATAGTGCGCGGTGCACCGGACAATGGCTGGCATTTGATCAGCATGTACTGGCATGAGCACCCTGCATACCAGGACGACACGTGGCCGGATGATTTCCCTGCATCACTGACCACAGAGGAGCAGCAGGAGCAGGAGAAATACGGGCTGTCTATTCCGCAGCTGTACTGGCGCAGGCGCAAGATCCTGCAGCTGGGTCTGGACAATTTCCGCATTGAGTACCCAGGCGATTTAGAGGACTGCATGCTACGCCTGTCTGGTGCGTGGTTTGACCCGGCCATCATGCAGCGTATTGAGCCTGTGGATGCAGTGGGTGCGCAGCGCCAGCTGGAAGCACCGCACCACATGGATAGGTACGTGATGGGTGTGGATGTGGGTGGTGGTGTGGGTGGTGACTACTCAGCACTGGTGGTGGTGTCAGTGGGCACCCTGCAGCCTGTGTACGTGCAGCGCAGCAACAAACTCACACCGCGTGAGTGGGCACATGAGGTGGTGCGCGTGGCTACCCGGTACAATCAGGCGCTGATTTTGGCTGAGAGCAACAACCACGGGCACGCACTGCTGCTGGAAATCGAGCACTGTGGATACCGCACCCTGTGGCGAGATCCACGCACAGGCAGGCCGTGGACTACCACCATGCAGAGCAAGCTGAATGCTCTTTCAGTCTTGCGCGATCATTTAGAAGTGATCACACGCATGGACAGAGCGATGTGGCTTGAGCTGCGCAGCCTGACACTGCCTGAGGGTAAAGCCACACCACAGGCACCACCCACCCAGCACGATGATATGGCAATGGCGTGCGCTTTGGCGTATCGTGCACTGGCAGATGTACCGCCAAGCTGGCGGACTGAGGGACACAGGGCGACACGTGTGCGGGCTGAGAGCCTGATAGATAAAGCAAAGGCACGACGCATCAGCAGCAGTGGGCTACCATTCTGAGCAGGGGCATAGATATGAAAGCAGAGGAAATACAGCGGATCCTGGCACAGCATGATGCCTACTGGGACGACCAGCGTGCAGAGCTGCGTGAGCTGAAATCTTTCTACATGACGCGGTACTGGGTAGAGCGCCAGTCCATCCCATACGGCGACATGAGCCAGGTGCTGCGCACTGAGCTCCCAAAAGCCTTCGCTGTCGTTGAAAGTTACCTTGGGTCCCTATATTCCAAGAATCCCGCAGTGATTGTCGGCCCTGACATTCGAGGCAGGGGCAACCCCGAAGTCAGCCAAGCAACGGCCAACCGCTATCTGCTCAACGCACGTGAGCAAATCGAGGATGCCACACGCCTCGCATTGTGCTTTCCCTGCGCTTTTCTCAAGTTGGCACCCGTGGCAAATGTCGATCCTCTCAAACGCGTGAGCACTGCAGCAGTCCCTCCGTGGGAGGTGATTCTGGATGCCACGGCCAGCAGCTGGGAGGCACAGCGATATGTGGGGCATGTGTACCTCATGCCACTGGATGAGGCAGCTGTGCGCTACAACAAACGCCGTGATGGTTTTGCTGCACGTGAGTACACATCCTGGATTGACCAGACCAGCCAGGAAGTGAGCCCGCTGCAGTCCGACTATGGGCAGGCCGTCACAGATGATGGGCGCTGGGTGCGCGTGGTGGAGATGTACGACCTGCAGGCTGATGAGCTCCTGGTGTGGTCACCTGACTACAAAGATGGCGACAGATTCCTTTTCACTGGTGTAAAGGTGCAGGTGGGTGCGCTCGATCCCTCTGCAGGCACTGATACTGGACTGGATGAGATCGTGCAGGAGACAGAGCACGTAACCAGTGGGATCCCATATAAGAGCGCCAGTGGTAGGCCAGTGGTGCCCATCATCCCCTTGTATTTCTCACGGGATCCTGAGATACCCCTGCGTGGCTATGCCCTGCTGGCACGCATCCGTGACCAGCTACGAGAAGCAAATGTCATGCGCACGTACCAAAGCCAGGGTGTCCGCAGGATGGCGCGCCAGTGGCTTGTGCGTGAGGGGTTCCTCTCAGAATCAGCTGCATCCAAAATGGCACAGGGTCTGGATGGAGAATTTATCGAGGTGGATGCACCACCTGGCACCAGCATCGCTGCTGAGATCGTGCCAGTGCCAAACCCGCCCATCCCTGCTGATGTGTCGCTGTATGCTGCGCAGGTGCTGCAGGATATCAACGACAGTGGGGTGCTGGGCCCATTCACCCGTGGTGAGGCCACAGGCATCACAGCCACTGAGAACAGACTGCTAGCTGCTTATTCCTCATCGGACATCGGGCGCATGGCACGCATACGTGATGCAGTGATTAGCAATGCAGCACGCACATACAACATCATGCTCAGTGTCATGCTGGGTGATGAAGCTGAGCCACTGAGCCTGCCCAATCCAATCGGCCCCACGATGCTCAGTGCAGATGATCTTACAGGAGATTTTGAGTACTGGGCAGTGGATGCTGGCAGCACTCCCATGAGTGACCTGACAAAGCAGCAGGCGCTGGTCACCCAGGCCGGGCTGCTGCTGCAGCTGGGTGTGTCACCTGAGAAGCTGCGTGCAGAGATCATCAGGGCTTTTGACTTCCCTGAAGATTTTAATGTCGTTGAACCCCCACCACCACCTGAGCCACAGGCTGCACCGATGGAGGCAGGCGCACCAGCTCCTGCAGGTGTTCTGCCTGAGGCACCCGGATTGCCACCTGATAGGAGCCTGTGATGCCACTGACTGAAAAGATGCCTGATGAGCGTGCTGATGTGCTGATTATTGCTGAGCAAGCCGACGACATGATCGGAGATACCCTGGCTGAGCTCATCCCCCGTCCAGAGAAGCCGTACAAGGCCAGCACCGTAACCGCACTGGCAGAGGCCATCCGTAAAGTGGTGGCGCTCATGGATCGTGAGCTGGAAGCACGCCCATACACAGCGCCTGTGGATGAGCTGGATGCAGACCTGGTGCGCTACCTGGCAGCAGTGATGGAGGCAGCAGCATCCTATGGCAAGCCATCACCAGTGCGTGCAGAGGATGTGCGTGGTGACAATGAATTGATCGTGATCACTGATCACCTGATGCAGCTGAGCCGTGATCGAGACTTTCGCGATTTCCTGCAGGAGGAAGAGCTGGCAGAGGATGTGGCCTACGATGAGGGTGCTGCGCAGCTCATGGATGAGGAAGAGGACATGGATGAGCTGCTGCTGCGACGGATGGGCTGACATATGGCACTGAGCCTGCGACAGCTGCTAGGCACCCTGGGTATCTCAGGCCGTGGTGTGTCCGCACGTGACCAAAGGCCGCTCGAGCTCATAGGCAGCAGCAGCAAAGCAAAGCTCACCAGTGCCATCCTGCAGCACCTGCCTGTGCAGTTTCATTATCGTCCTGTGGATGAGGATGGGCGCACAGGCAGGCGTGTGGGTGTGCCCTATGCCATATTTTCCAAGAATGGAAAGCGCTATTTGCACCTGTACACTGAGCCAGGATCTGTGACTGCCACGGGTGGCCTGGCTGCGTGGCGGACATTTAGGCTGGATCGCATCAGCAATGTTCGCTTGCCACGTGGTGACAGAGCATCGATGATCCTGCTGGGTAGCCGCACAGCGCCCGGCTTTCACCGTGGCTGGTATCGCACTGCTGTGACACCCATCGTGGTGCGACCAGTCCAAAGTAAGAGAGAGAGATGATGGAAAGCCCGCACACTGAACAGACCACCACACATGATGAGGTGGCGACATTTGAGCAGGAGGCAGCACAGCCTGCTGCAGAGGACACAGCACCTGCAGAGGACACAGCACCTGCACGTGGCTGGGATGACACGCTCAGCTATCTGGAAAAGGTGGATCTGGATGCATACAAGCACGCAAAAGGACTGCGTGCTGACTACACCAGAAAAACGCAGCTGCTGGCAGCAGAGCGCAAAGAGATGGCTGCACGGGCTGAGATGCTGCAGCAGCAGGAGGCACGCCTGCAGCAGCTCATGGGCGCACTGTCAGGCACACCACCTGATGAGCTTCCTGACTATGATCCGTTCCAGCCTGAGAGCGTGATTGCGCACACAAAGCAGCGGATATTTGAGGAGCACATCAAGCCACTGCAGGAGCAGGCGCAGGAAGAGCAAGCCCGTGCAGATTTCGCACGGGTGCAGCGTGAAAACCCTGATATTTTTGAGGATCCTGCAGTGAAGGGTGAGCTGGTGGCATTCCTTAAAGAGCGCCCAAACTATAATCTGCAGGATGGCATTGAGATTATCCGCACCCGTATAGAGCGCAGGCAGGCAGAGCAG